CATCTAGCAAGAAATCTTTAACGAGGTCGGAGAGAAGCGTGACGACGGAGATGTCGCGGTCGAGCGCGGCCTGCTTTAATGCTTTACGTTGCTCTTTAGTTAGCCTAAGTCTTATCGGATACGTGTCGGCCTTGTTGCCTTCGGTGTTAGTGCTCATGTGTAGATTGTGTAGCATGATGCGCGCGTGCTAGTCTAGTCTCTTATGGGTAGTGTCCTAATTTGTGCGTGAGAGAGTAGAACCGACACTTGGCATCAGATTCTTCGAGGTCGTCTTGAAACCACCATTCAGGAGCGCTGTCGTTACATCGGAAACGGACTGAGGCGATTTCGCGATCTCGAGAAACTTCGTGATCGCGGCGGGCATCGGCATCCGAAAAAACGAATCGAACCGTACTTGTGTGGCTTGCTCTTGCCTCTCCAAGGTCGAAGGCGTTGCCGTGCCCTGTTCGGCTCCCAGGTTTAGCATTTGGCGAACCCCCGCGATGGCGGCTTCTATGGCCAAGCGCTTCGCTTCCAAATCGACGAGGACCGCGCCGTAATCGATTTCAGTACCCATGTTTCACCTCCATCGCGAGTCTGATATAAACAGTTCGGGAGCAGCGCAGAGGACTAAACGTCCACGTGAAACGTCGTCCTCTGCCACGCCGGTTTTACCGGCTAGCGGTTATCATAAATCGCCTCCTTCCGACGGCGGGCCTGAGGTAACTCCCGCGAAGAGCAAAGCCTCAGGTCCCGTCTCTTATCTCCGTAGTTGACATAATCTGGCGTTCTTCTGGTATACTTTCTCCCACGCGTGCCTTTCTCAACGTCACAACAAGGCTATTCTGCAAGGGCTCGTCTCGGCACGCTCCACCGCAATCTCTTCTGGAAGTCTCTCGGCTATCCTAATCTGGTCCGTGCTCGTGCTGCTCTAGCTGCCAAACGTGCGCTCAAGGCTCAACCTAAGCGCATTGGGCGTCACTTATCGCTCGATTAAGCTAGTCTCGTAAGTCCTTGATTTTGTTACATTCACAACTTCGCATAAGTATCATTCTGTCAACTACGCGACCTCTCCGACCGTCTGGCACCCTCCTTGCTCTTTATTCCTTATATGTCCACCCTTCTGTGCTAGCCTGCCCTGGCTGGGCCTGCGGGCGTAGTCCCGAGCCCCCTCCCTGCCCGTCACGCTGGTGACGATACTGCCCTTAGGTTTGAGCTATGGAATCTTGATTCTATCTATGGCCATGCTTGCCATAAGAGAGAAAATATGGCATTTCTAGGAATGCCACCGTAGCTCAGGAGTGTCTTGCTCTTATGGGGCAAGAGATAGAGCACCGGCCTTAGAGGGTAGCGCTGCCAGTTCGAGTCCAAAGGATCGTGACACGGCCGATCACGAACTGGAGGCAACAGCGTCCTCGCATGAGTCGGAGGTCGAGAGGTGAAAGTCCTCTCCGGTGGCTCCAGCTTTCCTAATTAAGCCGACATAGCTCAACAGGTAGAGCAGCGGTATCGTAAACCGCAGGTTAGCCGTTCGACTCGGCTTGTCGGCTATACCCTTGTTGCCATAGGAATAAATCCCATATTTAGGTATGGCCATAGCATTGACAAATATTCCTACACTGGTAGAAAATAATGACTACAGTGTTCCCGAGCGAAAAACAGCAAATCAATGTGGGCCTCGGGCTGGAGGTCCATATTCATCTGGATGAGGTGAAATGATGAGAAAACTAACCGATCATGTTGTCGAGGGCGACTCAGTTAATCATCAACTTATCATCGAAGTGACCGATGAACCTGGGTCTGGCGGCGCAAATCACGCCTATCGGATTTCGTGGGGTGCTCCGATTCGCAACACACCTGACACGATCTTGAATGTACTTGGTTCCATAGCTTTTGGGTTCCAGAATGGTCCTATCAAAGAAGTTGGAGTGAACGGCATCACTCACGAAGCTCTGATTGCGATTTGTATCGACCATTTAAAGTCCTTCCAGGCCGGTTCTTTCGCATCTGAATCAAATGAACGGGCGCTTCATCATCTGCGATTAGCGCTCAACGAATTACAGATGCGCACTCGCGAGCGTTTATCTCGTGGTGTCGAAGGAACGCATCGGAAGTGAGCACTCTGTTCTCAGGCCCTCCAAGGCCGCCAGCGGCTCCTAAACCGCCTCCGCCGCCACCTACGGTCGACTAGGCTGCGATTGACGCAGATACCCAGGATGTCGTGCGCAAGCGACGTGGCTCATCCCCCTACCCGGATTTACTACAGTAGGATGCTGACGCTATTTATCATCCTGGGAATATCGTTGGTATTTGGGTTGGTGGGAATAGCGATAGCGGTAACGATAGAGGAATTTGATGACTAAAGAGCGGTTGGAACAGATAAAGGCATATTTAGGGAATCTGGTGGAATATCGGCAGATGCTTGATGACCGCCGTATCATCGACGAGATGCGGGATATGCTGGGTGCGATGGTGGAGTCTGAACGGGAGCACGCGGCCGAGTGGGCGCTAGCCTCCGAGGCTCACGACGCCCTACGTATTCAAACCCAGGAGCGGGTCGGCCAGCTTGAAGGGCGTATCAAGGAACTGGAAGGGCAGGTCGAGCAGCTAAGCCGTCCCGTTGCTCCTGAGGAGCCACCGCCCCAGCCTGAGCCCGAACAACCCAAGTGAAAGGGCAAGAAATAATGAATGAGCCGACCCAAGCGCACGATAACCCTTCATGTCAACGTTCTGATTAGTCAGCGCGAATGGTTACGAGACTATGCGGAGAAGGCAGGGTTGACGGAGTCGGAGATTGTTAGATGGGCGTTAGAGTGGTTCAAAGCGTTCCAAGAGGGCGGCCCTGATGCCGTTGCACGACGAACTCGCAGCGATTGATTGGGATAGCCTGCCAGCCGCCAAGGCTGTCGAGCTGCGCCAATCCCTGCGCGATGCCCTGACCAAATCGGAAGTCTGGTTTGAGCAACTCTGGAAAGGCTTCGGCTCCCCTTCCGGAACTGTTCCACCCAAGCCAATCGACAACGCGGTGGTCGTCCCCCCTTCCACCGCTGCGCCGAAACGGGGGCGGCCCCGCAAGGCCAACCTTCCCCTTGCGACCGCCCCCGCGTCCCCTGATGGCGACGAGCCCCACCCGCCCATACTTGGCCTGAAGGGTAGCTATGTCGGCTGGGAGCCTGACTCGAGCGTTCCCCATTCCCTGCCGCCCGGCCATCCTCGTGCGTCTGGTGTCGTCCAGACCGACATCGGCGATGCCGACTTCAGAGAGGCCAGCAAAGGCAAGGTGAACTTTAATTGATGATACTTACTGTTGTCCTGAGAGACGGCCGTCGATTCGATTAGACCGATTTACGTCATGTCCGCATCTTTAACGGGCGACTCCAAGTTGAGATCGGACAAGTAGACGCACGGGGGGAGGGCTATGTGCCCATCGCGATTTCCAGCTTTCTGCTATCAGAAATCGATCGTATGGACTGGCGCACTAATGAGACCTGATAAAATTCCCACCTGCAATAACGTCCCCGTCGGCGCCTGCCCGCGCAGCGACGTCGTCGTGGCCAAGGAAGACAATCGGCACTTGAGTTTTTTCTGTAGAACGTGCCACGGCCTGCAGGTCTTTACCAAAGAGGACCGTCCACGCCCCCGACCAGTTCAGGAGAGAAACTAGATGGCTGAGCCTTGGTTTAATACGCTGACGCCAGAGGCGCGCGCCGCCCAGATTGAAAAGATGAAGGCCGGCCGCGCTCGCAAGAAGGAAGAGCGCAAGCACCTCCCCGCCGTAGTGGAGCTCCAGCACCCGACCGACTACGACCCGCTCGAGTCGTTACGCGCAACCCAGTGGCAGGAACAGAGTGAATCGTATCTGCGTCGCGCCATTATGATCATCGATGAGGCCAAGGAACGCGCCGCCAATCGCCTGCGTATTATCGTCGACAAGCGCTCGGGCGAGTTCTGTGGCAATCCCAAGTGCGCCCGCCCCTTCGGCAATATCAGGCACTTCGGCGAGCTCTCGTTCCACGACCCCCTGATTGCTAACAACATCCGCGTGCTGAGAGCTTGTAGTCCTGCCTGCTATGCCGTGATTCAGGGCATCATGGCTACCGAGAAGCAGACCGCACTCGAGCGCCAGCACTCCAAGTTCTCTCACGCATGAACGCTCTACGCTTAGGGCATCGTCGTCGCGGGAGTTTACGATTTAGGGACGATTTTGGCCGAGGTATCTTTACCCATCCGCACCTGACTATCTGGCACAGTTGGACAAAGCGCTATGCGTCTAAACCTGCGCGCCGTTAACTTCGACTCGTTTAGGATCCAAGACATCGACCATCCGTCGCGCACGATCCCCTTTTCCCTGAATCCTCCACAGCAGCGCGCCCTAGCCAAAATGATCGAGCTCCAGGACAAGAACCGTCCGATCTGGACGATCAACTTAAAGGCCCGCCGCGTCGGCTTCTCGACCCTCTACAGCATCTTAAACTCAGTGCATTGTGTGGCCTTTGCCAACGCCAACGCATTGACCGTGGCGCATCGCGCCAAGAATGCCAAAGCGATCTTCCAGGCTGCACGCAATGCCCACCAAACCATCCTAGGCGACTTCAACATCCCCTATGGCGATTACCGCACCCAACATGAACTGCGGTTCCCCCATGCCGAGGGTGAGAGCGTGCTATCGCTGGCTACCGCCAAGACCGTCGAAGGTGCGCGCGGTCTGACGCTTACCGCTCTGCTACTGTCGGAAGCCGCCTTCTACGAACAGGCCGAAGATGCCTTTACCGCCTTGCTCAATACCGTCGTCCATCAGCCCCAAACAATCGTTAGTATCGAATCGACGGCTAACGGCAAGGTCGACGTGGGGCAGGCGTTCTATGAGCATTGGATGGATGCGGTCGAGGGCAAGAACGACTTCACTCCGATCTTTATTCCTTGGCATCTGGATCCCCGCAACCAGCGCGACCCCGATATGACCGACGTGAAACTGACCAACCTCGATGCGGAAGAAAAGGAGCTAGTCAAGTTTCACAAATGCACCTACGCGCAACTCTCCTGGCGCCGCTGGGCTATTCCTAACCTGTGCCACGACTATGTTGAAGTTTTTCACGCCGAATTTCCTAGTACGGCCGATGAAGCTTTCACCGTGACGGGCGATCCGGCTTTTAACAGCTTAGAGATGAAGATGGCGGAGGACGCCAGTCGCCGGAAGCCGATCTTCCGAGGCGACATCGAAAACGTAGGAGAGGCGGCGTGATCAAGGAAATTCCTTTTGCACCCGGATATTTTGTTAGCGACCAGGGGGACGTTTATTCCAGCCATCGTCGGGGCGTCACCAAAAAGCTCAAGCCATTTCAAGTCCAAAAGCGTACACTTCCGAAACGATTTAACGTCGCCCATTCAACCATTTGGCACGCACGTCAGGCCGTGACGTGGACTCACATTGAGAATATCAATGGCCATTAAGTTGCGACGGGGGACCGGCGAGCACTCGCCGTTACATATTTGGGAATATCCGATAGTAGGAGACAAGTATTATATCGGGGCGGACGCGGCCAGGGGTAAAGTAGAGGGAGATTTTAGCGCAGCGGTAGCCTTTAATGGCAACACCGGCGAGATGGCCTTTAGTTTTGCTGAACGTCGAGGCGTAGAGCCATTCGCGCAAACGCTCAACTTGCTCGGTCTCTTCTACAACCGCGCGATGATGAATCTAGAGGTGACCGGCGGCGACGGCTCGCATGTCAACAAGCTTTTGCGCGACGACTACCGTTACTCTAACTGGTACATCTGGAAAGGCCGCGACGACAAGCTGGGCCAGCGTCCCGGACGCACCCCCACGCTCGGCTACGAGACCACCTGGAAATCCCGCCAGCGACTGCTGGTCGTAATGCGCGAGAGCGTGGGCGGCGGATTTCTCAAAATCCGCGATCCTCGCGTGGTCTCCCAGATGGGCAACGCGATGCGCGACGATCCGTTGTTGCGCTGGGAAGTCACCAAAGGCCACGACGATCTGCTCATCGCGACGGCCCTGGCGGCGATTGCCATCAGCGACTATCCACCGCCCAAGCAGGCCAATCGTACTTCCAACGTAATGACCCGGAACGAAAAGGATCAGCCGGCCTTTCCTTTCTTCGAGAGCGAGCCCAGCGCACGCCTAAGAGAGAAATTCATGGTACTCGAAGGTATGCGTATGCCTTTAGCAGAAGATCCCCTCAGAGGAGTTTAGGATGATCACTAAAGCTGAAGAGAGGACCCTGATTGACTTGCTTCGTCGCCACGATACACCAACCGAAATTATTAGGAAGGCGATGGACGCGAAGCAGTGCGAGTTGCACCTGAAATATCCTGAGCACACGATCATTGTGCGCGACATCAATCACAAGAAATGAGACAAGTATTTCTAGCCGCCCCTGATACGCGCTTCCTCTCTGAACTCGGCGAAGTGGTCGGGGCATGGTTGCGCCAGCGCTGTATTACCACCTGCGAGACCTCAGACGCCATTTCGTGGCAAGTCAGCCTCAATCTCAACGCCTTCTTCATCGACAAAGGCAGTGGCGAGAAGGTGCTGGGCAGTCGCATGAACGACACTATCGGCGGTGAGATTGGAGCAGGGCCACCCGCCAAAAAGAAGCGTCAGAAACGCAAGGTGCTGAACGACGCCGAGTTAAAGAAACTGGAAGCGGATCAGAACTGGCGGCGCATGATGGCTGGTCCCGAGCAGCCCGAACAGGAGAAACGTCCCGACAGTTTTCGATACCAAGAGCGTGAGCAATACGATGAGAAGTGAGATTCTGGCGGCGCTTCTCATCGGCGCGGGTATCGTCATCGCTCCTGAGCGCGCGGTGATATGCAAGGTCAATAATGGTCCCGAGTTCAGGGTCGACGCATCGGTCTGCTATCCCGTCACGCCGCTTACTACCCACTGCAAAGGCGGCAAAAGGCTGGACGGCTTAAAGCACAGCGATATGGTGACCTGTCGCTCGTTGGATGAAGATGGACAACCGGTAGCAGTTAGGGTGTACGATTACTAATGCCGACGGCCAAGGAAATATTAGATCAGATCGGGTCGGATTTCGTTGCTGCGATTCGCAAGAATCGGCGCGACGCGTGGCGCAAGGTGGTCGACACGGTAATGCTCAATCTGACGACCCTGATCGAGGCGCACTACGTACAGCCCTTGCGCGATATTATCGCGATTCTGATGGAAGTCGACCAGAAGATACTTGGTGGCAGTCAGCAGGGCGCCACCTCGGAACCTCTCGACGTGATGGCGTTAAAGTGGACGCACAACGATGAAAGCGAAATCAAGGAAGATAGGTAATGCTAGCAGTTCCAGAATTGCGTGGAACGAGGCAGGACTCGCCTGTATACGGCGCACGAACGAAGCGTGCACTAGAAGCGCTGAATAGCGGCGATGTCGTTCATGCCGCTGCCCAACTCAATTTCATCTGTCCGGCTGATATGCAGCGGCGCCACAAGGATAAGGATTATTCGTTCTGGAGCGCGGCGCGTAACGCAGAGCACGCAATCTATCGTGGTCATTTGGATGAGGCACGACATATCGTGCAGACGATGTTGATTACCTGCGCGAGTATCTAAGATTCGTGCCTGCGGATGATGATGTGGAGGAGGATGTGAGTAATGGCAGCGGCACCGAGAGGGGCTAGAAGACAAACCGAGTACGAAGAACTGCTCCAGGCCGAAGCGCGTCTTACCGATCAGCTGGATACGATGCAACGCATCTCGCGTGCGCAGAAGAATGATCAGCTCGGGAAGGATTTCTTCAAAGAGGTGCGCGAGTTCTACACGCTCGTCAACAACGCCACTACCGCCCCGGTCTTTCGTCCCCGCGTCTCCGTCCCCGAGCTCCAGATTCTCGGCATCAAAGAGTCAATCGAAGTAACCGACATTCAGCCGCAGATCTACCTCTGCAAGAATCTCGACTCGCTCGAGCAGGACAACATCGCCGAGTCCGCCCTGCGCGCCCAATGGCGTGACTGCGGCACTAATCTCAATCTGATGCTCGCCGAACTGTCCGCCTGGTTCTGCGGCACTTCGTTCATGCAGGTGGGCTACGACGCCAACCGCCGTTTCGGCCGCGGTGACGTAACCGCCGTTTTCCGCGACCCAGAGACCGTCTTTCCCGACCCTTATGCCACTGACGAAACCAACATGCAGTTCTGCATCTTGGAAGATTTCTACTGGAAGGATGAGGTCAAGCGGTTGTGGCCCGAACAGGCCGATCGCATCAGGGGCAAGAGGATGCCGCGTCCCGACGCTGGCATGACCAGCGCCGCCGAGCGTGCCGGTTTGGGCTTGGGTCTGGAAGTGCCGTCAGGGCCGATGCAGATGATGACTTCGGCGTTTCCCACTACCAGCACTCCCGGCGATGCGCGCTTTCGTGTCCGTACCGCATTCATCAAAGATGGCAGCGTGGTCAAGGTTGCTCCCGACAACAAGGTAATGAAGCTCGAGACCGAGGGCATTGCCAAGCCGACCTACAAGTTGCGCTACCCGCGCGGCCGCATGATTATCGAGTGCGAGGGCGTCGTTCTCTACGACGGTGATAATCCGCGGTTAGATGGCGAAATTCCCATCGTGCGCTTTATCGGAATGCCATCGCTCTATGGCTTCTGGGCGCCGCCGCCCGTGCGCTACACCAAGGATATTCAGACCCTAGCCGAGCGCTTCTACACTCAGCTATTCGAGAATGCGATTCGTACCAATAATGGTGTGTGGTTTGTGTCTGAAGCTACAGGCATAGATCCCGAGCGCTTTGGTGGTCTGCCGGGCGAAGTGCAGATGATGAATGCCAACTCGGAAGCTCCGACGCTGGTATTTCCCGGCCAGATGCCGCAACAAATGTTCGCCCTGCCTGACGTGCTGCTGGCCCTGCAGCGCCGCCTACAGGGCTTCCCCGACGAGCGCCAGGGCAAGGTAGCTGCCGGCAACGTGTCCGCTCCCCTGTTCGAGGGCGCCATCGCGCAAAGCCATGTAGTAACCCGCGGCCGCGCGCGCCTGATGTATCCCGGCGTGCAGCGTCTGGCGTGGCTCATGTTTAGTACGATGGGGCAATACTACACGAGTGAGCGTAAATTCGTCGATTTCAAAGCTGATGGAATAGGTCACGTAGATTGGAAACCGATTGACCGCCAAAAGCTGGTCGATTACGGCGCGTTCTTGGATCCCGCTTCCTTGCAGCCGATGAGCGCCGTCGTTTTGAGAAATATGGTTCCCATGCTGCGAAACCTCGGCTTACTCGATGTGGCAACCGCTCTCGACATGCTCACTGTTCCGAATAGACAAGAAGTCCTTAAACGCCTCCAAGAAGAAGCCAAAATGGCAGCGCAAAACGCAGCCATTCGCGATGAGCAAAAAGCCGCGCACAAGAGTTCCAAAGGGGTCAAATCGAAATGAGTAGATGGCCAGTGCGGAGATGTCTCGCTAAACGTGAAGCAGCCCAAGCACAAGCCTAGTTTGTTGCCGTCTCCGCCGTGGGCCGATGATGGAAATGTTCATCTGTGGGTAACGGTCGGCAAGTTCGCTTTGTTGATGAACCGCCGGGAATCGACCATCTATAATTGGTTGCGTGACGGTACACTAAAGAAATTTGGCTATTCGATATATCGCGACTTGAAGGGCGTTCACTTTATCCGCATCAGTGAAGAAAACCGCGCTGGACTAGACCGAATCCTTACCAAAATCCGTACAATTTCTCCATAGTCTATTACTACTTCTCCATAGCGAATTGATTCTACGTTCCCCCACTGACCATTATCGGTTGGGAACGTGAGAATAAACCGCCACTTAGAAATCGTTAGATACGACTCTTTCCCGGATTCACGGACGGGCTATCGCTGCGTGCAAGTAGCGATTGACGGACGTTTGGCCGTCCCAATGGATATTCACGAATCCAACTGGAAAGAGCTTTCCGAAGAGCAGCGCCTTACCAAGTTGATGCACGACGGCATTGTGCTGCTGCGTCAGTACGGCGATTGCCGCAAAGTCCGTTACCGAGAAGATGGCTCGTACATTTCCCTTGAGGAGGGGAGTGAATTTCCCGCGCTAAGCGCGGCATAAGGAGAAACGCAGATGGAAGAGCGAAACCGTCACCGAGGCAAGAAAATGCGTCGCGGGCATCGGAAGTAATTATCCGGTGAAGTAAACCGACGGATGGGCGCAGCTTCGGTTGCGCTCGTCCATCTACTCAACAAGGCAACAATGGCTAATCGACTCAATCGAACTGTAGATCGCAGCCGTCCTGAGCTGGACATTATGCGTAGTCCGCTCAATGCACGGCCGCAGAAGCGCGACATTGTCGACGACGGCGATATTCCTCCCGGCATGTCCCCGCGCGACCCCCTCGGCCACTTTCCTAAAGGCACACTGACCACGGGCAAGGGCCGCGGTCGACGCTAAGTGATGAGCGCGGTGTGGAGAGACTCGAAACGCTGGGTGCGCTGAGAGATAAGCGCGAAGAAGCGGAACGAAACTAAATGCCGCTCTCGCCGGAAACCATGCTCATGCTGCGCCAAGGGACGGCATTGCCGCCCGGTGGCATGGGCAACGCCGCCCCGACCGCAGGGGCAGTACCGGGTCAGCCCGGCGATCCTAGTGGACCGCCCGGTGGTGGCGGCCCCAATCCGGCGATGCTGGAAGGCATACTCGGCAAGCTCATGTCGCAAAGTGGGCAAGCCGACAAGCAGTATCCGACCAAACAGATCGACAACATGAAGCGGCTTGCGGCTGTGATGATCGCTCATCTGGATCAGTCACACCCGGAAGTCGCTCGTCACATGGCTTCCGCCTGGCGCTCGCTCGATATGGCGATGAAGGCGGCCGAGACCGCAGGGAAGCAAAACGGCGCGGCTGGCCCTCCGATCAACTTTAGTGGTGCGCAACAGGCGGATACCGGCGCTCTACCGGTCAGCCCCTCAGGTCCAATGTAATGATCAAACAGTACCGATTTTATAGGTCATTTGGATGCGCCCGGTTGACAGCGCTCAGGCTCGTTTACATCGACCGCTACGGAGTTCACCCACGAATGGTCGCCGGCCCTTACAAGGTCGCGGTATGGAATGAAAACGGACGATTGGATGCAGGGAAAGTGCATCAAACGCGTGAATTCAAGCCAACGGCAATTCTGAACCACCTGTACTTTCCGAACTGGATCGAAGGTTACAACGAGCGATGAATCTACGCGAATTTCTGAGCAAGAAAGAAGAATACCCAGATAACCATGAAGTGACTTTGGCCGATGGGGTCAAGGTGACTTTGGGCGATCTGCGTACCTACAACGCTGAAGAGGATGCACGCATCCAGCAGCAGACGCAGCAGCTCACTCAGCGCGAAGGCGTGCTAGAGACTGCCGCGAATGAAGTGGCCGCCATGCGCGCCCGCATCGAAGCGGCACAGCAGAATCCCGCCGCGACCGTTGATCCTGAGCTAAAAGAGCTAGTGGACCTGCTAAAAGGCGTGCGAAACGGCAATAAGGTCGACATATTCAAGGAGCCGGGCGATTACTTCAAGCCTCTCGTCGACCGTTTAAATGCCGTCGATGAATCGATCAAGGCAGAAAAGGCGGCGCGCGAACAGAATCGCCAAGATGTAGAACGTACCATCACCTGGCACACGCGCAAGCAGATCGACCGCGACTACCGCTCCTATCAGGACTGGCCCAAGGACTTCGATACGCGCAAGGCCATTACCTACGCGCAGCAGAATCGGCTCGTCGATGAGATGGGCTATCCCGACTTCGATGCAGTCCACGAACGCATCACCGCCCCGGTTCGTCAGGAAGCCAACCTCAAGGCCGAACGCGATAAGATTCGCAAGGAAGAGCGCGAAGCGGCTCAGCGCGACGCAGCGCAGGGCGCACGGCGCGAGCCTTTTGTCTCCATGCCTAATGGCGGAGGCAGCGGCGGCGGCCCGAACGCAGCCCCCAAGGGCAAGAAGTACGGCGGCATAGAGAAGATCGATGAGGGTGACATCCTAAGTGACCCTGACATTTTAGCAACGTTTCAACCGAACTTTCAGAGTTAAAGGATAGCCTATGTCGACCGTCGGAACTGGGATCAATACACCCCCAGCACAGCTAATAAATACGCTGAACTCGATCACCCAGAAGTACGTTCACCCAGAACTGGCGGACAACGCATTTACTCCGTCGCCGTATTTGCAATGGACGACACGGAACGGGCGGCACTTTCATGGTGGTGAGTTGGTCTATCCGCTGGCCACGCAGGAAGAGCTAACGGGCGGCGCGTACTACGGCGACCAAATTCTGCAGACGCAGGTAATCGACTCGATTCAGCCAGCCAACCAGGTCTGGAAGTTCTACTACCAGTCAGTGGCTATCCCCTTTACCGACTTGATTATCAACTCGGGACCGGAGGGCGTAATCAAACTGGCCAAGGCCAAGTGGGCGGTCGGCGCGGCATCGCTGCTGATGAAGCTGTCGCGTGCGCTGTGGCATCTGATCCCGCAGAACACCGCCATCGACATTGACGACAACGTGGCGTGGACCTTTACCACCAACAACGTCATTGCCGGTATCGACCGCACTCAGGCAGCAAATGCTTTCTGGCTCCCCGGTACCGCCGCAGTAGTCGCCAACTCGGGCGCGCTAACTGCCGACGACATGGAGCAGGGCTATCAGAACATCACCTATGGCTTTGACGAGCCTGACCTGTGCGTATTGCCGCCCTTGATGTATCGGGCCTTCCGCAAGAGCTACATCGGGCAGATTCGCTATAACCAGCCCGACCAGGACGATCAGGCGGTACAGTTCGGATTCCGGTATCACCTGAAATACAACAATCTCGTCGTCTTCCAGGATCGGTTCCTGTCGAGCATTACCAGCGGCGGCGGCCCCAGCGGCCTGTTGGGATTCATCTACAACACCAAGTATCACTGGCCGGTATTTCATCCCGCCAACTACTTCGATGTCGATCCGTTCATTCGGCCCAGCAACCAAAAGGTGCTCGTCGCTCAGGTGACGCTCACTTGGCAGAACTCGGATGTCAGCCCCCGGATGAGCTGCGCCATAAATAATTTCTAGAGTTGAAGGAATAGCCAATGGCATACGCAATCAAAAATGGCGCCGGCGCGATCATGCCGGGATTCGGCACGCAGGGTAACGATGGCGGCTCGTCCGTCAGCGTGACCGGCACTGCGCAGCCCTCGACCGACAACACCGCCGCGACCACTTCAACCGCAGTCTCCGCGGGCACAGCGAACAAGGGCTATGTGCGCATCGCGATTACCAGCGTTGATGCGTCGGTCAAGATCGCGTCTATCCTCGTGACCGTTACCGATGGCTCGACGACTCGAAGCATCGGCGGCTTTAATCCGGCATCTGCGGACCAGACCAACGGCCAGAACGTCGACCTGGTCATTCCGTGGGTCAGCGACCTCGCCGTCAATAAAGCCTCGGCCAAGATTACGCCCAGCGGATCCAAAGCTGGGTCGATTGAGTATCAGTGCGATATCGAACTGGTCGGCAACGTTGGAGTGCCGGCGACTGGTACTGGAACGCTTTAATTCTGGAGTGAGGGACGTGCGTGCCGCTTGTAGGCGACCTGATAATGGACTTGAGACGGCGGGGACCAGATCTCCCCGCTGTCGCCTTTCCGCCGACGATTACGGCTACGCCTGTCTTCAATCCGGGCGACTCGTCCATGCCTGCCGCGACCTACTACCTGGTCGCAACGATAGTCAATGAATGGGGCGAGACTTCGCCCAGCGCTGAAGTAACCGCAGTCTGTGTTCAAGTCGGTAACAACAACGCGATTGAGGTAAACACCTCCAATCCGTTGACCGCGGGCGTGACCCTGCGCGTCTATATCGGTTTGGCATCTGGCGCGGAGGCGGCTTACTACAGCACGACCACCCTCCCGTTCTTCATTACCGACTTCAATACGACTGGCTCGACCGCGATTGGACCGGCGCAGGGCGGTGGCATTCCGCCGACTCGCAATACCGCCTTTCTACCTGACACCGACGGCAGCTTTCTGGGTGCGTACAGCGCCTACCAACTGCTCAAGCGTGCCTTGGATGAAATGGTGCGGCTGTCGAATGGAATCACCGATGTCATCGGCGTGCCTTCGATTACCGGTACGGCGATGTATCGGATTACCACGCCCAACGCCAACGCATTCTTTAACTTCACCAACGTTTGGTACAACGGCTACCCGATGGACGTGGTTGCGCGCCGTCAAATCTTTCTGCGCAACGTAGTCACTGGCTTTTCCGGTCTTGCCTCATTCGAGCACGACGGCGACGCGCCGGTGGTGCAGTTCTGGCCGCAGACTGACTCAACTGCTGGGGCGACGACGCTATCGGGTGCGATGGGTGTGGCGGATGTGGTGGCTAATGTAGTCAATAGCTCGTCGTTCCAGCTTTCCCTCGGCATCATGCTGGTCGATTCCGAGATAATGGCCTTTAGCCAGTCCAGCAATACCCAGATGACCGGCATCTTACGCGGCATGGGCGGCACTATCCCCGCCACTCATAACATCGGGGCGCCAGTTGTAGAACTGAATATCAGGCTCTCCGGCAAACGGATGGCGCCTACCTACAAGGTGGGACAGTCCGACTTGCCTCTGCGCGTGCCGCCCGCGTGGGACTCGTCCCTGGTGTTGCACATGCTGTCGCAGTACCGCTCGATGGAGCAGGACGAACAGGGGGCGGCGTCTCTACTGAAAGACTTTGCCGCCAATGTCAAAGGCATCTCGCAACAGTCAGTCGGGCCGACCAAACCCAGACAAGTCCAGGTTGGCGGCGATGGATGCTGGGGCGGCGGCCACGATGTTTACAACGTAAATGGATCCGGCTTCGGCTGGTTCATCATGTAATTGAGGAGGATGCGGTGAAACGGTATCTGAGATTAGCAATTCCCCTGCTGGTGATAATGGCAGTCGGCTACTTTGCGGGTGTGATCGCGCCCACCGCCAAGGCCAGCTATGGCGCTGGCAATTTCGACCCCTGCAAGAATCCGGCGAATTATCTATACGCCCCGATCTCGGCGGCGACGGCGACTACTACCGGACTGCTCGGTGTGCCGAGTCCGGCGGGGCAGTCCTACAATATCTGCGGCGTCTACCTCAATTCAGTCGGCGGCACCTCGACGCTTGAGTATGGGCTGACGGCGGCCTGCACTACTCCGACGGTTAAGTTTACCGGTGCCTATGCAGCGGCAAGTACTGTCACCCAGAACCCCAACGGTTCTACTCAGTTCTCAGTACCGGCCAGTCAGGCGGTGTGTCTGCTCTCCGGCGCCAGCACCACCGGCACTAACGGCGTGTTGGTTTATACCCAGCAGTAAGAGGGAAGAAATGAAACTCTCCAGATACTTAATCGGCCTTGCGCTCGCTGCGCTCCTGTTTGCGGCACCTCGGGCCTCTTATGCGGGCGCTGGCGCGGTCAGCGTGACTACGGCATCAACGCAGATTGTTCTCGCCAACGATGTTGGGACGTACCGCAACTACATTCTGATGATCAACATTGGGAATAATCCGGCTTGGTGCGCGCAAAAGACCAGCAATGCGGCGACGACTCTAAACGGCATCTTTATCGGCATGACCGGCTTTTACGAGTTGCCGGGCTCGCCGATGCCCGTGCCTCCGAATGGCAGTTCGCCGGGGTCGCTCCAGCCGGCTAACGACTGGGCCTGCATATCGGTCAATGGCGGCACGACCATCGTCTACAGCGATTACTAGGACTGGCGTTTGCGAACTGAGTTATGAAGAAGCGTTTGATCGCGCTCCTGTTTCTGGGCGGATTTCTCTGCTCGCTGGCCTTCGGCGGGCTTCCGCTACTCGCCCAGATACCGCAGGAAGGACTGACTATTACCGCGTGTAAGGCGGCGGGCTGTTGTGCCGTTCCGGTGCCGTCCACCGCCAGCGCCGTACTCATCTACGGCTTCCATGTGACGAATACGAGCGGCTCGACGGTCTACGTGCAGCCATTCACGGGTACGGCCACGCCGACCGCCTCGGCCACTCCCATTGGCGGAGTGAGTTGGAACATCAGTTCCACCTCAGACCGCGACATGCAGGTAGGGGGCGATTATGGCTGGGTGTTTAATTCTGGCGCGATGTTTTGTTGCTCATCGGTACAGAGCACTTTCACTAGCACTAACTGCAACTTCCTGATGCAAAGCCGATGAAACCACATCAACCAAGACGCAAGGGCGCACCCGCCAATCCGCCGCCAAGTTACATGAAGGCGATGATGTCGGATGCGGTGAATAAGGGTCGCAAGAACGACAAGGCCAAGTTGAAGGCCAAAGTGGGGCGCAGGCGCGCATCGCGGCGCTAACAATGGATGGCGTGGAAAGTCACATCACAGAAGGGTTGGGCAAAGGGCGTAATTGCCGTCTCCAACCGCTTCTCCGTGCCCAAGGGCGCGGTGCTGCAAGCGCTCAACATGCTCATGGGCGAGCGTGGCGCGCTACAGACTTGTGACGGCTCTCTAATACAATCCGCCATACCTGGCGGTGCCGGGCCGATCATTACGCTCGGCAATTACGAACCCGACAGTTTCTCGTCTACTCTCGTTGCGCTCGCCATCTCTGGCACCAACCAGTACGGCATCTACAATTTCAACACTAATCCGGCGACGCTAATCACGAATGGCGCGCTGACGGCGGGCTGGACGCATCCGCAGTTCTTCATGTTCGGCGGCGTCGGCATTATCACCAACGGGAATAATCAGGCCACCTACAACTTCAACGGAAGCGCAGTCAGCGATCTGACTACTCAGCCCGGCTGGCAGGCGAATACGCTCTACCAGATTGGCGACAAGATCGTCACGCTCGGCTCGCGCACCTTTCAGGTTATTGGCCTATCGCTGACCTTCTCCACGAACACCGGGTCCAACACCTCCCAGACCTCAAGTAATAACCCTGTTACTGGCTCGGGTTTCTCGGGGAATACGGAGCCGAACTGGTCAGCGATACCAGTTACGGATGTGGGCGCGCACATCGACGATAATCAGTTGGTTTGGCAGTACATTGCGGCCACCTCCAATCTCGGCGCGCAGGCGGTTCCTTGGGCAGGCGCACACGGCATCGTCTATGCCGGCGCGTTGTGGCTATGGAATACGGCGCCAAACAACAGCGTCAGTCAGTTAGACGGTCCCAGCGTCATTCGCCAGAGCACCGTCAACAACCCCAATTCGTGGCCGTCGGTAAACATGGCCTACGTCAATCGGGACGACGGAGACTACGGCAACGGCATAGCCACTTTCACCATTGCTGAGGCGGGCATCTCGCCCACCGGCTCCCTGGTTCTGTTCAAGAATTTCTCGACTTACCAAGTGACGGGAGTATTCGGCGCACAGAACTTTGCCATTCAGCAGGTACAGTCCGACATGGGCTGCGTCGCCTGCCGGACGCCGGTGTTTTGTACTGGATCGGGCGTAGCGCGGCTGACCCATCTTGGAGTGGGGTTATTTGATGGCGTGCATGACCAGCTCATCTCCGCGGAAATCAATCCGTACATCTTTGGGCGTGCTGATATTCCCGCGATCGACTGGGCCAATGTTCAAAATTCACGAGCCGCGCTCGTCGTCAATCCGCCCATGTATATCCTTGGCGTGCCGACGGTCGGGTCCAACGGCATCATCCAGCGTGTCCTTTGTTACGATCTTGTCCTCAAAGGTTGGCTCATTCTTGATGTAAGCCAGTGGGGCGGTCAGGGCTGGAGTGCGATCAATCAAATCCGCGTGCCCGGCGCGGGACCAGTCACGACCTATGTGGGTGATGGATCGTTGTCACTCGGGCAGAGCGCCTACAACGTCCGACGCATTCAGAGCGGCGATCTAACGGCAGACGGTGTAGCCATTCCTTGGAGCTTCACACCTCCAGCGGTAGGCGATCCTGGCTCACGCGCCTACTTCCGTCGATCAATGGTACGCGGTCACGCGCTGACCTCGGGAACGATGACAATGGCAGCGTCACTCGGCGCGGCTGCATTACCCGCAGCCAACGATGCGCTGGCACCCGCCGGTCCCAATAGCTCAGGCATCAACGCCCCTAACGTGGTTGGGCAGGCTAGTTACGAAGGTGATCAAGACTTGGCGGTGTCGTTCGATATTGCCGAGACGGCGCCGTCGATCGTCGCTCAATACTCAGGAACGGGGAAGGTGACGATAGAAGGAATTGACTATCAATTAATCATCAAACCGCCCCGGCCTTTTGGGCAAGCCGCATGATCGTCGACCACCTGAGAGACGGCGAACAGCTACCAGATGGCGCATTGCTCCTGCCCGATGCGGAGGATGCGTGGATTTGGGTAGCGCGTGACCAGTTCGATGTGATCGTAGCTTACCTAGTCGCAGTGCGCGGGCACGGGCTGGTTATGCCGATCCGTCTCCATCGTCTCGACGTGGCGCCGCTCTCCTGCATCAACGCTCTATTGCGTACCGCGATACGCGAGTGCGAGGGGCGTGGCTATCGAATGTATCTGACGTGGATTGGCAGCGACTCGGAGGGCGAAAAAGAATTGCGTGAGATGTGCCGTCGCCGCGGGGCGCGCGAGTTTCCCATGAATGGCGCGATCGTGGTCGGACGCATGGAGGCGTGGCGCTAATGCCGCAAGCGATAGCACTGGCTATTCCAGCAATCGTTACTGCCTTGGGTACAGCGGGAGCGACAACCGCAGGCGCAGGCGCGGTCGCGGGAGCAACCGGACTGACCGCTGGGACTGCGGCGGGACTCGGAACCGCGGCGGCCACGGCGGGAACGCTCGCTGAAGGCTTGGCGCCCTTGTTCCAAGACGCGACTCAGGCGCTCGGATTACCTAAGGGACTACAGCAGACGACTAGCAGTACGGCGTCGAACAATAACCCCTTCGTAGCGGGCATCCCCGGAAACTCGCCCGGCACAGGGCTATCGCCCACTAGTGGATTTGGCGGTGGCGGCGCGCCGACAGGGCAAGCAGCCGTCCAGCAAGCGATGCAGTCCTATGGAGCCAGCCCTCAGCAAGACCCTTATGGCGCAGGGTTCGAGAATAGCTAATGAGTAACGCACTCCAAGCAGCGACAAACTCCTACAGCGCTCCCGGTGGCGGCATCGGTAGCGCTATCGGTTCCGGTGTCGGCACGGCCGCAAGTGATGTCTATACTCCGGTCGCGAGCGGCATCAGTTCGCTCTGGAACGCACTGCCGTCAGTCAGTGGGACGCCGTCCGCGGGTGCTGTGAATCCTTCCACCAATCTCTCTACCGGCGCGGTTCCCATGAGCGCGCCGGGCACTAACGGCGCCCCAACCGCAGCGCAGCTTAGCCCGTCGCTGCCCTCATACGTCGGAGCGAATGAGGTTACGGGCGTCTCTCCTCAAAGTGGGGGGCCTAACCCTACCGGCGCGACTCCAAGTGCAGGCGGCAGCGGTCAGCCGGGAACAAACACTAATGCAACCAATATGGGGCTGTTGCTGAGTTCGATCGGCAAGGCGATCGACTCGTACCAGAAGTATCAACTTCAACAAAACCTTCAGAATCCGAACTACATCAAGGGTCAAATCGCCAAGCTACAGCAGCCCTTGAGTGCATCGCTACAGGGCGCTATCGGCGCACAGACCCAAGCGCAGATGCAAGAAGCGGGACTGGGTGAGGCTCCGGGACTATTCAAACAGGCATTGGCGCAGGCGCTGGCTCCCTATCAGTACAACCAGGAGCAGCAAGCCGCATCGGAATACGAGAACTCAATTAGGGCCAGTCAGGCCGAAGACCCGTGGGGTCAATTAGGCGATTTTGGCGGGCAACTAGCGCAACTGTACGCGCAGGCATAATGGCAGGGTTTTTAAATTTTCTTGTTCCGGGAGCGATGGCGGCGGGCAGCGCCCTTCAGCAAAAGGGTCTGAACGACGAGCTTCAGAACAATAGTGCCAATCGCAAAGCGGCGCTGGCGGGGTTGATCCACCAGTACGCAGGACCTGGCGACTATACCAACGTCGATAAGGCGCTCAATGCGGGCGTTAATCCCGACTTGGTGATGCAGTTCGTCAAGGACAGCCACCAGAAAGACCTGCAGGCGCAATGGGAGAAAGACTGGGACGCTTCTGGCCATGTGATGAATCCCGATCTCGCCATTCGCGCAGTCAAGGCCGGACTCATGGATATGAGCGAGGCGGGCAAGTTGCTCGGTGGCAATAGCGAGGGCGATGGCGCTGTATCGATTCTGCAAGGGCTAATTAACAAACAGACCGATCCGCAATTAAAGCAAGCCCTGATCGATCAAATCCCATCGGCACGTTCGCAAGGCTACAAAATCTTCGGCCCGCTGAAAACGTCGGGATTGCTTGGCGGTGGCGGTGATGCCCCTAAGGGCACATTTGAGCAGTACGTGCACGATGTCATGGGGATGACGCCCGACCAGTTCCGCGCCATGCCCGCGCCAGCGCGCAATCAAGCCTACGAGAGATTCGTTACCGCGCGTCCGCTCGCTCCGACGATTTTGCCGGGCGGGACTGGACCAGGACCAACGCCGGGGTCGACGGTACCGGGCTTTACGTCAATTCCGAGAACGCCCGGCGGTATCGGCCCCCCAACGTTCCACGCATATCCGACAGGCGTGAATCCGGCCAAGCCGCAGCAGCAAAAGCCGCCCGGCCCGGAAGACGCCATCAACTTTCTCAAGAATGCCAACGCGCTCGCTCTACAGGATTGGCAGAAACTACCGCCGAGCATGGGAAGCATGATTCCCGGCTCGCAAGCCGCCTTCGTGCGTAAGCGCGTGACGCAACTGGCACTCAGCGCAGGGCGCGATCCCTTGACGGGGCAGCCGCTCAAAGCGGGAACCGTGGTCGGGCGCTCCAAGGACGGGAAACCGATTATCTGGATGCCCTAATGCCGCTGCTCACTGTAAATAAAAGCGGCGCGCCGACGCCCATTAGCCAAGAAGACTTGGAGAATGCGGAGTTGGGCGCGGTATCTGGCGGCCTGCTCAAAGTCTCGCCCGATCTGACTGGTATTCAGTTCGCTCCCAAGAGCAAGTCTGAAGCAATCACGGATGTAGCTACTCTCCCGCTTTACCTCTACGGCGGCCCTGAGACTCGCGAAGGGGCGGGATTCCTTGAGCGCAATGCCTATCGGGGCATTCGTGCCGGAATAACCGGGACGGAGACTGTAGCTAGTGACATAGCACAAGGCGTCGGGCGCAAGTTGCGCGGTCAGCCATCAGGTCTAAGCCTAAAAGGTGAAGCGCTACGGTTCGACGAGGGTGTCGCATTCCAGCCGCTCGCCGAAGCTGCCAGCGGTCTCGCGAGTGCGGCATCGGGATTGCCCAAGGCTCGTGCCGAGGCAGCCCAGATGACCGCTGATAGAGATACGAAAGCTTCCGACATTGCTGAACAGAAAGTAGCGGGTGGAGCGAAGCTCATCGCCGAGAGCGATGCGATCAAGCGGATTCGCACGATACTAGGTGGCACGGATCCAAAGGCGCCGCCCGAAATAATCAATCAGGGCACGCGCGACTCCCAGAACGCGTTATGGCATTCAATAAATAGCATCCACCGCGACATCAATTCGGGCTACGAAAGGCTCTTCGCGCCCTACAAGAAGAACACCACAAACGCGGAGACCTTAGCCGCGCCGCTAATCGACCTGCGTACTCAGCTAGAGACGCAAGGCCGTGATTCTCAGTTGGGCGCGCCGACCCGCAAGCTACTCAACGACGCGATTGAACTGGGCAGCCCTGACCCGTTATTGGCGCACTTCTCGGCGGAAGACCTAGCCAAGATGTCGCCTAAAGAGAAAGAGGGGTTACGAGGCTATTTCGCTCACGCCAAGGCCGAAATTGCTCCCGCAGAAGGTGCGAGCACTATTCAGGGGCGCGGTGGTCCTAAGAACAACGAGAAGAAAGCACCGGGACCGACGGTCGACCAGTTGTTGACGATGCAGTCTCGTGCGCAGCAGATACTACGCAATCCGTCCGCAAGCGCCACCGACAAGTCAGTAGCCAGCCGTGTGTTCCGTTCGGCTCAAGGCAGCCTCGATGAACTTGGCGACAGCGCATTCCTGAGTCCTGCCGAAAAGCAACAACATTTGGCGCTCAAGGCCCAAACCCGATCGTTCTATACCGACTTCGGCGACTTGATGCGGGGTAGCCGCACGCAGACGCCCGGCGCTTTAGGCGACAAGCTGCTCAAACAGCCGCCGCACGTCATCGCTCGGATAGTAGATTCTGCGACCGCGCAACCTGAAGCGTTGGAACATATCCGACGTTCGGTAGCAGATGCGATCGTCCCGCGCTCCGAAGGTGACGTTGCCAAGACGATCGGCACCTTAACGAAACTGGATCGCGATGGGACTTTAGCGAAGCTTTATCCCGGCCGATATGGCCATCTTGGCGATTGGATTTCTACGTTGGCCGCCGAGCGGCGCCTTGCCGCCCAAGCCGCATCACCAATGGGGCGCGCCGCCGTGCAAGATGGACTTAAAGACGCGATGGCGACTCCCGAAGGCCGCGCCTTTATAGATCAGTATTCGGCGGTCTTGTCGAAGCTCCAACCTGAAGAACAGAAACTGCTGTCGATGGCATCAGGCCGACAAGCACTAGACGAATCGTTGAAGAAATGGGCTGAAGGCGGATTCGCCAAAGGCAAGATGGGTTGGGCCGCTCGCTACCTCGGAATCATGGCTCCGATCGAGGCGGCAATGGGATTTGGCATTCTGCACAAGATGCCCGGTGGAGTCCCCGCAAGTCTATTCATTGGGGCGGCGGGTAGCATGATTTGGAAAGCGGCCATGCGCAACGACAAAACCCGCGCGGCATTTCTCTCGGCGATCACTGACAAGAATATTCGGCGCGCATCATCGGCAATCGCCCGAATTGGCATGGGTGCGGCTCTCGAAGAACTCCGACAAGTTCAACCGTCCGACGATGGAGACGCTTATGCCACTCAGTGAATCGGACGAGAAAATGGAACGTCACTTTGCCGATGAGTACGGCGGCAAAGAAGGCAAGAAAATATATTACGCCACGCTCAACAAACGGATTAACGAAGGGCGACCCATCAATTCGCCCGAATCGAAGCATGTAGCAGCGAAGCGTAAACACATCGGCCGACGTGCCAAGCGCCGTCTGAGGAGGTCTCATCGATGAAGAAGGCTCTAGTTCTAATCGTGCTTGCTCTGGGACTGGCCGTCCCGCAGTTCGCACACGCGCAGTCGGTGGCTTGCGCCGACGCGACCACACCCTGCATCAGCGGCAAGACTTACGGCTATCAGGTTACGACCTCGCCGATACAACTACTCGCCGCTGATGGCATTCGTCGTTGTCTCCTGATCCAGAATCAGCCTGCTTCGAGTTCTTCGGTCTGCATCGCGCAGGGAACAACGGCGACGGTCACAAACGGCGTGTGCAACGGATTCGTCCTGGCGGCGGGCAATCCCTATATCTACTCGAATCTGGGCACCGCCAATAATATCGGCGCCGTTCCGACGCAGACCATAAGCGCGATCGGAATGTCGGGTAACGCCAACGTTGGGTACTCTTACTGTCACTGAGGAATGATTACTAGACGCCAGCGCCTTTGTATCTTCCTCATCTCGCTCTTGTGCGCGATGGCGTTGTCTACTCTTGCCCATGCACAGAGTAGCGACTGGGTATTGATCGGGGGCGGCAGCACGGGAGGTGGGGGCGGCGGCGGCACGGGCTGCCAAGCGGTCGGCACAGCCCCGCAAATCATCGGTTACACGGGCGGCGGCACCTGCGAAGCAGAGACAGTTAGCGGCGCAATTACCTTCACGCGCACGGGTGTCAATGCCTATCAGGCGACTCTACCTGGAGGCATTACCTGTACCGGCCAGTGGATGGAAGCGCTCTCCACAGTGGCCAACGTGACTTGCTCCTCAAGCGTCACCGCGCCCATTACCCCGCCACAGACTCCGGCCGCTTATAACGCCTCGACGGCGACATTCAATGCGGCGCTTGGCTCAGAGGCTCTACTGACTATTTCGTCAAACGTAACGATCACCCTATCGGGCTGCATCTCGGGACAGCACCTATTCCTCAAACTGGCCTATACAGGATCGTTCACGCCGACTTTCGCTGTCTCTGGCAGCGACACGCTTAACTACAACTCTTCGGGCGCGCCCTCTTGGACAGCGACAAACAATAAGATCGATATCGCAGGGATCGATTGCCAATCTAACGGAACAGGCATTGCGTATGATTTCTTGCCGCCTAGCCTCGGCTATAACGGGTAGCCTGTTCCTACTTCTGGCGACCCTTGCCAATGCGGCGACAGAGCCCTACGTCGTCAACATGGCGTCGGCGCAGTCCGGCTCTATCACCACGCCCTCGGGCGGCACCGTGCTCTACGCATCGGCCGATGTGGCCAACGGTAGCGGCTGTTCCTGTCCTTCGGGCTTTACCCAGATCGATGCGGCAGTCGTCGGTTCTGCGCTTTCAGGAGTGACCTGCCAGCGCCTGGCCGCCGGTGCCAGCGCCTCTTACAACTTTCAGTGCAATGGTTCCAGCAGCGGCGTTAATTCGACCATGTACGCGCTCGGCAATGTCGACATCTCGACCGTTGTCGATTCCAACGCCAAAACCACTGTCGCGGCGAGCACGGCGCAGAGCGCGACCATTACTCCACCTAGCCTGACTTACGATCACGACCTGGTGATGAACACCGGCATTCAGGCCAGTTGTACGAACAACGTGCCCTATCAGTACACGCCAGGTCAGCTAGCCGGATGGGATTACGGCATTGGGCAAACTATCTCGGGCTTAGTGGATGTCGATACCTTTGGCATCAACTGGGACCATCTGCATCCCAAAGCGGCTGTGTATCGCGCGGGTACGGCGGGCGGCTGTTCCAATCCGGCGCAAATACTGTTCTCGACTTACTTCAAGGCGACTACGCCAGTAGCAGCGGCCACCAACCATTTCCTGCCCTATCGCGATTTCACCTTTATCGAAGGCTCCAGCACGAGCTTTAGCTATTCGCCCGATCCGTGGGTGCAATCCGGCGACTTGATGGTCTGCAACATCTCGCGCGACACCGGCGTTACCCCAGTCGGTCCTAGCAGCGCTCCGGCAGGCTGGACTCCCGCGCTTAGTACCAATGGCGCGACCGCCTGTGTCACCAGCACCTCGCCGCCAGTCCATAACGCGGTCATGTGCAGCTACGTCAAAAAGGCCGGCACGAACGAGTACACCAATACCTATACCTGGACATGGGCCGACGCCGACGAAGAAACCACTACGCAATGTGGCGTCTTCTACAGCGTTGATACATCAGGCTCGGCGCCATACCTCGATGCCGTATCGATAACCACGTGGGGCGGCACGGTCTTGCCCGATACAGCACCATCAGTCACGCCGTCTCAGGCAGGGGATCTGATTATTCACAATTACCTGAACCTGTTTGGAGCGGGCGCGATCTCGGGCGGCAACTGGTGGATTTCAGATACCAGCTTTACCGATGGCAACGAGGACGATCCCACCAATGCCGGATCGCACGGCGCCGGCGTGGGCCTGATGACAGCGAACATCCAGCCGACTTCGGATCCTACCGGCTTACATGGCACCTTCCAGAAGAAAGCTACCAGCAACGGTTGGGCGGCGTTCACGCAAGCCTTTAAGCTTACTGCCGCCCCGGCGCTAACCAACGTCGCGGCGGGCATCCTGGCGAATACCTACAATCCGGCAAGCACCAGCACCATCACCGGGTCGGCGCCCTGCTCGGTCACGGCGCATTTCATTCCTTACGGCTCTATTAGTGGCGACCTCTACATAACCACCGACGAGCCCGACAGCTTCAACGCTAATCCCGTGTGGATCAACCCGTTCGGCCTGCCCGCTCCGGCGATCGCATCCGGCTCGAATAATACCAGCAACGCGATCAACTCATCGGTCTCCGACCTCATCATCAATAACGGCAGTTCCACTGAGTTTTGGACTCAACCCGAGCCGACTACGAGTTGCGTCGTGTCCTACGGTATCGATTCGAGTTTTCGCAACGCGACCTTGGGCAATACCTGCGCCACATCTATTCACGGCCCTGCTGGTCCATCTCAGACCGGCTGCACCCTTACCGCGGCAGGCCCGACCTTCGACGTATGGGCGGGCGCCGATGTCTCCGCAGTCGGCGGCACCGGCATCGTCGGTAATTCAGGCGACACCTTCGTCGTCAAGTCGAGCACCACGGCGGCACCTACTGGCCTGAATGACTGGATGGGATGGCAGACGGCTCACGGCAGCTACACCCCGACAGGAACTACGCCCGGCTCGGGCGACAATCCCGCAGTAAGTGAGTTTTCCCTGATTGGTCCGGTCATCCCTGGAGGAATCTACGCAACTTTGAGTTATTGATGAAACGAATCGTACTCACCATAACGTGCGCGCTGCTTCTTGTCGCTCGCCTGGCCAGCGCGGATATAGTCATTATCGGCGGCCTTGGATCGGGCGGTGGCGGAGGTGGCGGTGGGGGCACGCCTGTCCCTTGCGGGCTCAACAATCAGCTTCAGTATAACAATGGCGGAATTTGCGGCGGCCTGACGGTCGGCACCGGCTTGGTGATCAGTGGCGGCGCGCTCAACATTGCGGCCACGGCGGTCGTGCCGGGGAACTATACCAATACCAACCTCACGGTAAATCAACTCGGGCAGATCACCGCGGCGGCCAACGGTAGCAGTTCAGGCGGCGGAGTATCCAGCGTCACCGCCTCGTCTCCACTCTCTTCATCGGGCGGCGCGACTCCAAATATCACGATCACGAGTCCGTTGCCGATCGCCAATGGTGGAACCGGAAGCGCATCGCCGGGCGAGACGGCCGGAACGGGCATTGTTGTTGCCGGTAGTTTCCCGACAAAGAGCATTTCGTTAATCGTCCCTGTAGCGGTAGCCAATGGCGGCACCGGAGCAACCAGCGCCGGTGCCACGGCCGCTCATAACATCGGCGCCGCTGCTCAAGGTGCAAATTCCGACATTACCTCACTCGCGGGGCTGACAACCCCGCTAACAGTCGCCCAAGGCGGCACTCAATGCTCGAGCGCGGGACCGTTCGCCAGCCTGCCCGGCTCACCTGCGCAAGGCACCATTTGCACCGTTACCAATAGCTCATCCTGTACCGCAGGCACGGCGTGTAACGGCAGCGGAACGTCGAGTTGTGAGTGCGTCTTTCTAGGGTCTTCATGGCTTCCCGCAGGCGGCGCCGTCAGCGCGGCGACGGGAGGCGTGACTGCAGTAAATGCCTCCGCACCTTTAGCTTCGACCGGCGGCGCCACCCCCACCATTTCGCTTAATAGCCCGCTGCCGGTGGCCAATGGCGGCACCAATGCCACGTCGGCGGGTGCAACCGCTGCGCACAATATTGGCGCTGCGGCGCTCGGCGCAAACAGCGACATTACGTCTTTGTCGGGACTAACGACCGCACTTAGCGTTGCGCAAGGCGGTACGCAATGTCCCGGCGAGTTGACCTACTCGACCTTGCCCGTGACCCCGGCGCAGGGCACAACCTGCATCATCAGTGATTCCAATTCCGGCTGCGTTGCCGGTACGCCGGTCACGTCAGGCAGCGGGTCGACGGTTTGTACCGTCACCTATCAGGGTACGTCGTGGAATCCGGGTGGCGGCGTAACAGCCCCCGGATCGGGCGGCTTCAATACTGCGGGAACGGGTCTGACCGCGGCGGGTTCGACCGTCAGCTTGGTTATCCCGGTGACAGTCGCTCGCGGCGGTACGGGCGCTACGTCAGCGGGCGCGACTGCGGCAAACAACATTGGAGCTCTGGCCGAAGCAAGTAACCTATCCGATGTAGCCAGTGCGACAACGGCACGGACCAATCTGAGCGCTGCTAAATCCGGCGCCAATTCCGACATCACCTCGCTAACCGGCTTGACTACTCCCTTGAGCGTGGCGCAGGGCGGCACCGGAGCGGCAGCAGCAGGGGCGACCGCGGCCAACAATATCGGCGCACTCGCGATCGCCAGCAATCTAGGCGATTTGGCCAGCGTCACTACCGCGCGCACCAATCTCGGGCTCGGCACCTTTGCCACGCAAAACTTCACGACTCCACCGGCCATCGGCGGCGTCACGCCAGCGGCGGGCTCCTTCTCGTCCCTGACCGATACGGGCGTCACGGGCTCTACTCAGTGCTTGCAGGCCAACTCGTCAGGCGCGGTCTCGGGAAGCGGGGCGGGCTGCGGCGGCACGATCAACGCTGCCGTCTGCAATATCACCGGCATCACGACGGGCACGGCGACCGTCTATGAGCCCATTCAAGGCACCAATTACAAGGTCGCGTTGGTCTACTTCAATGCCTACCAGAACGCGGGCGGCCCTAGTCAGACGTGCGTCTATGCGACAGGCTCGGGCGGCGGCACGCCAGGGACAGCCTTCACCAATACGCCTTTTTTCGTCGGCAACTCGGTGCCTTTGAGTGCCAGCACAAATACGACTTTTACCTTTCCCGACAATATGACCGGGACCTACACCGGATGGGCGGAAATTCACGGATTTTGAGATGCGCTACCTAATTGCCGCTCTAATCTGGCTTGGCTTGGCGCTGCCCGCCTTTGCGGCTCCGGCCAAGGTGCAGGACTGCGCCAATGTGGTAGTTAGCAGCGGCGCAAATACGGTTGCCTGCACGCTTGGCAGTTCGGTCACAGCCAAGGATATGCTGGTCGTCATCGCGCGCACGGGCTGTTCCAGCATCACCAGCGTCGCCGACAACAACACGAATAGTTACCAAGTGGCGGCTGCGCTTCAGACCGGACCAGGTATCGGTTACTACTGGGTTCCGACGGCCAATTCAGGTTCGACCACAGTCACCCTTACTGTCCCGACTAGCGGCTGCTTTGAGGGCTTGAGCGTATCGGAATGGTCAGGAATGGGGCTCGTGCCTTCGGTCGATACCGCGGGCTTTGCGACCACGACCTACACCACGGGGCAAACCCTGATCCAGTCGGGCGTGCTCAATGCCTCGGGCAGCGCGCAACAGGAAGTGCTTATCGCAGGCGGCATTACCGATAGCGTCCAAACACCGTCGGGGCTGGTCGATTATGGATCCGGCGGCGGCACGCCGACCGCCTTTACCAATCAGGGGCAGACCTCAAGCAGCGGCGGCGAGACCCTCGTCGGCGGCTATCAGCTTGTGACCAGCGCGGCGGCTTATGGCTTGCGCTGGACCGTCACATCATCGCCCACCGCAGGCATGATTCTCGGGTTTATTCCCACGCCGCCCGTCACAGGTCAGGCGATCGGTCCTAATGGGCCGGGCGTGGGGAATATCTGCCAGTACCCGCCGATCACTCTAGGGCTGCTCGGCCTTTATCCAGTGCCAGCGGCGGGATGTCAGACGGTAGTGGAGAATGTGGGTGCGTGTACGGCGGGGTCGGCGCCATCGGGTAGTGGTTCTGTTCAATGTCCTGTGTGTTCAAACGGGAGTGCATGGGTCGGATGCTGAGAATAGTCAAATACATAGTCGGGTTGTCACTGGCGATATGCTTGTGTGGATTTACCGGCACACAGCCCTCAAGCAGCAGCGGCAGCGGAACCAATATCACCGCAGGTGCGGGCGACTTTTCCGCCTGTACGCAGACTGGAGCATCGCTGAATTGTATGGTCGTCAATTCGCAGGGCAATGCGCTAACCAGTTCAACGTTCGGATCGAGCCTGACGCTGAGCGGCAACACGAGCCTCAGCGCATCGAATATCACAACGGGCAACCTGCCGATTCAGCAATTACCCCAAGTGAGCATAGCCGGAGTGCCGACGGTGGCGGTCCCAACTGGCTCGGAGACTACGCAATCGATAAATACCGTCAGCGGCATTTCGGCGAATCAATGTTTGTTTCTATGCGGCGGTGCGGTAATCAAGCCGACCACGATTATTAGCTGTCCGTCGGGCTGGACCTCGCTGATAACGGGCGGAAACTTGACCGATGGCACCAATCAATCTCAGGCGGTGTTATGTTCCCGCGTAGTAACGGGCACCGAGTCCGGCAGCTATGCGGTCACTTGGACAGGTACGGCCACTGGCGCGGCTTCAGAAATAGCCGTCAACGGCTTGGCTCAGTGCACGTCCGTCGATGGCACGTTCAAGCTTGGCAACACGTCAGCGGCAGTTAATCCCATCATCGGAGCCCCGGTGAGCGGCAGTTATTCGGCGAGTGAATTTACGGTGTTGTGTGCGCAGGGGCAGGGAACCAGTGGTTCGACGACTAATCCGCTGCCGATTGTACTAGCCGGCCCCAACTCGGCGATGCTCGGCGCGGGCTACGGCGTGGCACGCCCGCTGATCGAATCCTCTGGCACGGTGACGCAGATCTTCGGTGGTGCCGGCGTAATGATGCATTAAGTATGAGACTTCACAGCTTTACCGTCATCGTTCTCGCGCTGTGGCTATCAGTAGCGGGCGTCGCGTCTGCCCAAACGGCCGGCGTGGGCGGATTTGGTATAGCGACGATTACTCCGTCGGGATCGCCGTGGACCACTCTGCTTAATTTCAACGGTGACGTGGCTCCATTCTCAGCGAGTTTTGCTGTGCTCGACCAAGTCGGTGTTACTCACACTTCGTCGGCCTCAGCAACGATGGATATCTCCGATGATTGGGCGACGGTAGCTGTTCCGATTCTCGCGCCGGGCGGAGTGCCGGAAGGAATTTTCGCGACATTGGGTTATTGATGAAAGTAGTTCGCATCATACTCACTACGCTGATCGTAGTATTCCTATGTGGTTTCCAGGGAACACCTGGGAGCAGCAGCGGTGGAAGTCTAACTGGCTCGCAATTCCAGATTCCGTCATTTACTGGAACGAATACCGCCTCCGGCAATTCGACCCTTCTTACCGATTCGTCACACGACTTTTTAATTACTACCGGCAATCTTCAGATTGACACCGCGATTGGGACGAACACTAGTGGGTTTAGCCTCAGTTCCCGCGACCCTAACGGTGATCTCTCGTTCGGGGTTCCTCTATTTAGGTCAACGACAGCCACTAAGGTGACTGCCTTGGACGTCGGCCCAAACGGCGCGCCCGGTGACACCGGCTACGGACAAGCGTGGGAAGATATTTGCAACGCCGATTTGCTGAATTTTGCGGGTAACGGCTCATGTCTCCATTTGGGAGCTCGATCGGGGAGCACAGGCAACGTCGACATAGGGGAGAACCAATATGGCACCGGAACGACTGGCGTCGTTAATATTGTAGACGGCCCGGGTAACGGCAGCAGCGCCACCGTGGTTGCGTCATTCGGCACAACCCAAGGCGTGGGAATTGGGACAGTGATGTTCTTCAACACTGTCTATTCGGCAGCGGGAACGGCGGTTCCTGCCGCATCTGCCCACAACCATGCGCGATTATGTGTGTCGGATTCGACGCTATGCACTTCAGGCACGACCTACACCAGCGGTGGATCGACCGCGTGCGAGCTTTGGTCGAACGGAACGAACTGGATAGAATCGGGGGGCGGATGCTGAGAATAGTCAAATATATAGTCGGGTTGTCACTGGCGATATGCTTGTGTGGATTTACCGGCACACAGCCATCAACCTTCACGTTTACTTGTACGGCGTCCGACACGGCGGAGTATGTGGCTGGTTGTCGATGACCGGTATCCTGAAATACCTGCCGCTGCTCTGGCTGTGCTACGCCACGCAGACGATGGCAGTGACAGCGGTGCGTGCCAACGACTTTCTGAACACGATGGGTGCGGCGACGCACGTCATTCAAGGGCTGAACACGCCACAGAGCGTCATTAATGGTATTGGCTATTTAGGCATTCGTAACATTCGCGACGACGCCTCTACCTCATCGGGCTCTCCCGGCCGACTAGACCTGTGCAATATCCACACGGCCACAGGCGCGCTGGTTGATGAGCTACCTGTCGTCAACAGCGACCCGAATAACGTCTCCGATACACAGGCAGAGTGGGATCAGCTAGCAGGGTGCGGCGCGTATTTGCAGGCTGAGGGGCCGAACGAGCCTAATAATTTCCCCTTCACTTACAACGGCACCCAGTGCAACATCAATACGACGTTCCTGCCCTGTGCGCAGTTTCAGACCGCCCTTTACTCAATGGTTAAGGGCGACAACGCACTGAAGAACTTTCCGGTGCTCGGCATGACTTCGCCGGGAGCCGAGCCGAATAACGTCGGCGTGCAATGGCTGACCATCCCGAGCGGTAGTGGTTTGGTGATGCCGGATGGCACGGTCTACGCCGATACCGCCAACATACACAACTACGTTCAGGGCAACGGCAGCGCGGGCACGACATTAGAGAATAATCACGCGCGCCTAGCGGAGACTGTATGCTCAGGCGGTCCTTGGGATCTATGTGGCGAGTACTGGGGCAACACCTGGAATAAGGGCTTCGCGGGTGCATCTACCGGCCAGAACGACCGACCCAAGGAAACCACCGAGACCGGCTGGAACATAAACACCGCGAATATCGGGCAGGCGGCGCAAGGCAAGCTGCTGACTGATGTGTACCTCGACGCCTATCAGTTGGGATTCTCCCACACCTTCGTCTATCTGATGTTCAACGACGATTCGGGGTGGGGCTTCTTCAACGTCAATGGCGACGAGGCTGACGCCGGCAATGCAACCTTGATGGGCGTCTATACCCATAATCTGACCAGCATTCTCGCCGACACCTCGTCGGGCTTTACGCCGAATACCTTGCCGGTGACGGTCACGGGCCTGCCGTCCACTGGCTATAGCCAGCTTTTCCAGAAATCAAATGGAAGTTACGTTCTTGCGGTCTGGGGCGAGTCTTTTGCCAGCGAAACCTCAACACCTATTACCGTTAACCTAGGCGCGACATACTCCCATGTCGCCGCCTACGACATAACGCAAGGGACCACCCCGACCGCATCCTATTCCAATGTCTCATCGGTGCCGCTGACCCTGAACGATCACGCGCTGCTGGTACAGTTCAGCAGCGGCGTACAGTTGGCGTCTCAATCGGTCGGCAGCATGCTACCGCCCATCTCGGCGCAGTTCTTGTCGTCGAGTTATGGCAACGGCACGTTAGGGCAGACGACGGTCGTGACCAACGTCGCCTCGCCCTGCTCCCAAGGCACGACCCCTAGCTACGGCGGGGCAACGAGTAATATCTGTCGCGCCGTCTCGACAGGCACCAAGTGGACCGAGGTAGCAAACTCACAAGCATCGCCGACTCCCACGCCAACTCCGGCACCATCGGGCACGTTTAGCACTTCATTCGCTTGCAGTACGTCGGCGCGAGCGGCGGGTGGCTGCAACTTCAACTCCGTGACCTATGGGGCGGGCGGGACAACGCTTCCGACGCTCAATGCATCGAACATGGTCACGGTTCCTTGCCAAAATAACTCAGGCGACGAAGGACGCCTAACCACTGCGGCGGGGGCGGGGGGCACTAGCAATAACCGCAAGGGAGTGCAGATCACGGGTACGCAATGCGACATGACGAGCACCTTCTTTATCCCGCCCTATACCGATGTTCAGTGTGCTAATCCGCAGACGATCATATTTAATCCGACTGCGAATAATCCCGGATATGCCTCGTTTGAGGTGAGCGGCCCGAATAATGGGGGCGTCGGACACGACGTGACCCAAAGCAACTGCATCTTTAATGGCACGAATGGTCAGCCGGGCCAGAACCCCAGCTTTGGCTATGGCGGCTGTACCGGTGTCGGCTGTCCCGGCGGATTGCCGCAAGGTAGTTCATTCCCGTTCCTGATCGAGCACGCATCGAATGTGACGTTTGAAGACAATTTGGTGACGAATACTCAGGGGCAGGCTGGAGTAGAAGCGATTTGCGGTAGCAGCGGCAGTCCCGATTGCTCGAACGCCAGCATGATCTGGAACACCTTTGATAGCTGCGCTCTGTATGGTGCGACTTCGGATAACGTCACGAACTCTCATATCGCGCACAACTATTACAAGGATTGCCGTTTCGGCAATGAGATGGAATCGGGATCTACCCAGGTAGGGACGTACTTTAACGACTATAACTATATCTACGTCCACTATGGCGTTGGGTATTACTACCAGTGGTGCGGCGGGTTTGGCGGGCTGGATGGTTACTGCACCCTTCATCGCCCAGGAACGTCCTGCGAGGCCACCGGCAACATCATGGACGCAGGCGGCAATAGCCAGCCGACCTGTCCGCACAATACCAATGAGTTTGTTAATGCGGGCGGCGAGTTTACCCTAGAGGGCGAGGGCGGCACCTGGAGCCAGAACTATTGCTACAACCCGGCGACCAGTTCGGGCTGCGGCTGCGATAGCGTCGGCAGCGGGTGTACCACGGGCAATCCGCCTAATCCCGCGCCATCAGGGCCATAAGGTGACAATCAGTTAGCACCTTGCTAACAATAAGCTAGTATTGAGCGCATACACGGATGGCAACGAAGTCGGGATGTGGGAAATCATCCATTGGGTACTAGGTGTCCTTGTTCTCATTATTGGTGGCCTGCTTGCGATCGCATGGGGAACCAAACCGTCGCATGAGGATGTTAGGGGCATGATTCAGACAGCGATGGAACAGGTCGCCAAGGCGGCGGCGACCGCCCGTGAGCAGATGGAGGGGCATTTCAGGGAACAGATCGAGAATCAGGCCAAGCTATTCGACGAGAAATTAAAGCGAGTCGAGGCGGGCGTTGCATACAGCAACCGCTCCCTCGACATGATTATCGAGCACATGGGCATGATGCCGATTGCCAAGCGTGAACGCAGAGGACAGTGAGGTAATGAAATGCTTTTAGTTCTGATTATCGTGTTGTTGCTGTGCGGCGGTGGCGGCGGCTACTGGGGATACGGAGCGTATGGCCCAGTCGGCGGCATTGCCCCCGTTCTTCTCATAGTAATCATTTTAGTTCTGCTTCTTGGCGGACGACTCTAGATATCTGGCGGTGGAGGTGGGGCTGTGTTGTGGGCTGAGGAAGTTAACCAAATTGCCGTTCAAGCGAACCTCTACGGTGTCGACGCTTTATTCGTCCAGACCATCAGAAAGGTTGAGAATGGCGGCGACGGCAGGCAGTTCGGCATCCTGAGCAAGAAAGCCCCAACTTATGCCGATCAGTTGCGGATATGCTGCGCGACAGTACAGGCGCGGCTCTTTGCTTATAGCCAGAATCCCTTCAAACTCCAGCAGGTAACTAGTCAACGCGCCCGCCTGCGCTACACCGAATCGTTCATCATCTGGTTTGGATCGCTCTATGCGCCCATCGGTGCAGAGAACGACCCTGAGGGCATCAATAAAAACTGGGTATCCAATGCGCTCGATGTCTACACCAAGCTAATCGACAACCTGTTTTGAAGACTCAGAAGAAAAGGAAGAAACGGCTTAACATGGCAGACCCGACATCCATAACTCCCCCGCCTGCCGCTGACGATGGCGTGCGCAAAGTAGTCGCCGGTATCGATTCGATCGTGTTCCTGATTCTGGTAGGCGGCATCTGCGGCTACCTGATTTACACTAAAGAAACGCCGGGTGTGCCGGTGATGGCGATACTGGTTATGGTCGTTCAGGCCATGATCGGGATAGTCACCACCGAGCGCAACTATTTGTTTGGGTCGAGCTCGGGGTCAACGAGCAAATCTACAACGATCGCCCAGATGAAGGCACCATGAAGGGCATTCTTGAAGTTATCAGAGACGTAGCGGATTGGTTGACGCTCAACCTAGCGGCGACCTCGAGTCAATGCGCGGACGGACGCCATGCAGCGTGTCGCACGATTCTCAGCGTTCCGTACTGGGCCGAAGGGCCGCTGTGCTATTGCAAGTGCCACTTTCCCGCGAATTGAGATGGAGCCGTGAAGATCGCGATGGTGACTACCGTGAAAGGGCGCACGGCGCATCTCGCCCAGACCTTGCCCAAGAACCTAATGGGCAACCCCAAGTCAAGATTCATCATTCTCGACTATGGCGGCCAGGATGCCGAGTTGACGCGGATGCTGCGGCCCTACGCGCACTTCGCCCAAGTATCGGTCTATCAGTATCGCACCGACGGTCCTTTCAGGATGGCCCATGCCAAGAACATGGCGCATCGGCTGGGTATTCTCGAGGGCGCCGACGTGCTGGTCAATGTCGATGCCGATAACTATCTGCACAACGGCTTCGAGGACTTTGTCGCATCTGTCTTTAAGGGAGGTGATGCCAATGCCGAGCGGTCCGGGCTTCATAACGCGCGGCCCTTCCTTTGGGCGGGGGTAGTTCGGGGGAAGGGTCGTAAACTAAGGGGGGTGAGTGGCCGAATAGCAGTCACGCCCGCGGCATTCCTAAAAGCTGGCGGCTACGATGAGAAGTTCGTCCATTGGGGCCACGACGACACAGACTTCAACCAGCGCTTGCAGTTCCTAGGATACGAGCCGGTAGAAATTCCGCTGTCGTTTCTCGAGTGCATACCGCATGGTGACGGCTTGCGCTTCAGAGACTACCCAGAGGCCCAGCCCGACGATCAAACGGCAGACCAGCCACCTCCGCCACCGCGTAGCGGCATCGCTAATTACGGTAACGTTGGGGGCGGGACGGTCTATCGACGAGATGGCTCAAAGATAGAACTAGCGCCCATTCCTACCCGCATCTTCGGGATTGGAATGCACAAGACGGCGACCACCTCCCTGCACGCCGCTTTACAGATGCTCGGCTTTGAGAGTTCACACTGGCCGTCGGGCGGCTGGGCCAGAAAGGTTTACGATGAGATGTGCGGCACGGGCCTATCGCCGACGCTCGAGGGCTCTTATGCCGCGTCCGACTTGCCCATCAGCATCCTCTATGAAGAACTCGACCGCGCCTATCCAGGTTCCAAGTTTATCCTAACGCTACGCGACGAGGTGGACTGGCTCAGGAGCGTGCGCGACCACTTCACCGATAAGAATCCTCACCGGTGGGAGTGGAATGTGTACCCATTCTCGAACAGGATGCACAAAGCGGTTTATGGGCGTAAGGATTTCGAGGCGGTGACGTTCCTTCAGCGCTATCGGCGGCACAACGCTGAGGTAATAGAGTATTTCAGGAATCGTCCTAAAGACCTGCTCGTTATGCAGGAGCCGCACGACTGGCCCGCCCTGTGCCGCTTTCTCGGTCGTCCCGTGCCGAGCGTTGAGTACCCGCGCAAGTTTGTCACTAGACGGTGGGCGCCGCCCGTTGAATTGACGCGCGAGATGGAAGTTAACGAATACGGCCCTTATTCGATTGGCCACATCATAGGAGCACCAAATGCCCACTTTATTTCGGGGAGCGATACCGACACCGCGGCACAAGCTGGCGGCCGCAATGCCGCATCAAACAGTCGGGAGCACGCCGCCCAACAAACTCTATAAGCCCTCGGAACTCAGTTTCTGGGGCAACCAGTGGTGGGGTGATTGCTGCACGGCCGAGGAGTTCTTCGCCAAGGCTTGCCACACGCCTGAGATCTTCCTGCCTCAATGGAAGGCTGGCGAGTGGGCCAAGAATCATGGCGTCCGCAACGGTGCCGAACTTGGGCAGATACTCCACCTGATGGCATCTGAAGGTATCGAATACGACGGTAATACCTATCTGGACGGCCCCGCCCGTTCGGTCGATTGGACCGATGTGGCGCTGCTCCAGAACGCTATTAGTATCGGGCCGGTGAAGCTGGGAGTGTCGGGCGACCCGCTCGAAGCAGTCTGGAAAGAGACTAATGGCTGGTTTGCGACAGGCTTGCAGGGCGGTCCTCAAGACCACTGTGTGAGCTTGTGCGGGTATGGAACGATGGGATGGCTGGCGCAGCAGTTGGACGCCTCCGTACCGTCCAACGTTGGCACTAACGAACCCGGATGGGGGCTGTTCACTTGGTCTACGATCGGGATTCTCAATACCCAGAGTTTACTCGCCATAACAGGCGAAGCATGGATCCGCCAGCCCACCACTATCATTAAGGCGGACGCGGACGAGGCGGAATGAGGCAGCTAGCGGCAATCCTGATCACCGGGATCGGCTTCTGGGTTCTGTCCCCGTCCAACGGCGGCCTGTGGAATAACGACGGCTTTGCTAACTTCAACGATTGCCAAGCAGTGCGCGCATGGGTAGCCAGTGTGCAGCCGACGCCCACCACACCGCCGAGCGCTGGTCAGCTAGTGGTATCGCCGTCCTGCTACTACAGCGAGTCAGCGACGACGGCAGGCGCTAGCGAGAACGTACAGCTTGGGCCGGCGCGCAAGCCGACGAGTCTGCCATGAGCGATTGTGTTCACAGGGAATTATGTTGGAGTAGACAGTAATGGATGAAAAGCGATATAATAGCGCAGACGTGACAGGTCGGATTGCAGCCATATGTAACAGCAACCCCTATCCACAGACTAACGGTTCTACCGCTATTGACACCATCGGCGAATCCGATAATATGGATTCAGCGGTAGACACTATGGACATCGACAGCAAAATAAAGGAACTAGAAGCCGAAACAGAGCGGTTGCAGCCATTAGTTCAACGGCTCGGATTGATAGCGGCTCAGCTTGATACGCTCAGGAAAGCTAAGTCCTTGCTCACAGATGGCGATGGGAACGGCAACGGCGTAGCACCGATTGGATCGCGGATAGTACCCGGATCGATTGGAGCACTCGCGTTAGAAGTTCTGCGCCAAGCCGCAAGGCCAGTACACGTCAAGGAAATTTTGGAACAGGTCCGGGCAAAAGGGAAACCAAATCTAGCGGAAGCAACGCTCGTCAGCACCCTATGCGGCTACATGAACAGCGGCAAAATAAAGCGTCCTGCTCCAAGTACCTATGCCCTATAAAAACTTGCGCCGCTAGTGGTGCTAACACTAGCGGCGCGAAGCTTGGCGTCGTTGACCGACGCCTTAGCAGGAGGATACATGAACACGTTCAATAATAGTTCATAGCCCCGCCCAATGGAAGGCCCTCGAAAGGGGGCCTTCTTCCCTTATTAGGGAGCGGTTAGCGGTTCTTCGGGGCCGCCTTCTTCTTCGTTCGCTTCTTACGCTCCGGCTTTTCAACCGGAACGCGAGCGATTGCCTTCATAAACTGGTCGAACTCAAGGCCGTGTGAGTTGATCTCCAATGACTTCGGCATGGCTTCCAGTATGTCACATCACGTCTAAATCGAGAAAGCGGGAATACCTCAAAATGATCGATCTAACAGGCAAGAATGTGACTTATTACGGATATACTAGCGTGATTGATACTGCGAGCGTGACTCGTTTATGCCAAGCGCTTAACATCGCGTCCAACAACAACGCTGACTTCATTTATCTTTGTCTAAATTCATTTGGTGGCGCGGTGGCTGATGGGATTTATTTGTACAATCACATTAGAGCGTTGCCGGTTAAGATGATTTTACATGCGACTGGATTGATTGCTTCGATCGCTGCCATCGCATTCGTAGCGGCAGAGGTTCGCTATGCTACTGACAATTCCTTGTTTCTGATTCATGCGACAACAGTAGGCCCATACCCTGTGGCCATAAATGGGCAGGAACTAAAATCAGCCGTTGCGTACGCAGATGCTGAAGATGATCGGACCGATCAAATCTTCCGCGCCAGAACTACAATTACCGACGAAATATTACTTTCGAAGCGGAGTCGAGAGATTTATTTGTCGCCGCAGGAAGCGCTCAAATTCGGCTTGGTCCATGAAATCGGAGACTTCTCCGTCCCTGCGGGGGTTCAAGTCATTCAGATCTAAGATTGTGATTTTGTGGCCTAGTGGATTCGGTCCAAATTGGGGAGAGACACTTATGCCATAATACGATGAAAGCATTTATTCGTATCTCCTCCTTTTGCTGCGATTGCTGCGAAGCGCTTTCATGTTAGTAGCAGGTCGGCTAGCAAGATGAAATCAATTTCTCAAAGATGTCAGGATTCTTACGCTCGTTGTGGCGGAAGGTGAATTCGGCCAGATACAGCGGCAGATAGGCCTTGCCGACTTGGTGGTACGTCCCGATAATCCCGCGCTTTAGTAAAGCCCAAAACGATTCAATCGAGTTCGTATGCACGTTGCCGCGCACGTATTCCTCGCTGCTGTGCTTCACGACTTCATGCGGATAGAAGTACTTGAGATCGTTGTAGCCGCGCGCTTCGTCGGTAACGAGCAATTCCACCTTGTCGGCTACGGCCTTCTCGACAAAGGTGCTCAGGGTATCGGCGCTCAGGTTCTCGATTACTTGGGCTATGACATTGCCCTTGCGCGCGATGGCGCCGACCCCGCCGACGCTGCCGAACGTGCGAGGTCCGCCCTTCTTGTGCTGGCGTTTGTTCCAATGGCGATTCTTTTCCTTGCCCCCGACATAGGTTTCGTCAACTTCAACTTCGCCTGTTAGCTGCTTGAATTCTTCGTTTTGCATCGCCGCTCTGAAACGGTGAACCATATACCAAGCAGTGCGATAATCGCCGCTACCGATTTGACGATGTAGCTGTAGGGCGCTCATACCTTTCTTGGACTGGCAAATCAGATAGCCGACTTCGAACCATACCCTGAGCGGATATTTGGTGTTCTCGAAGATCGTCTTGGTTAGGACGCCGAAGCGATAGCCCTTCTTGCCGCACTTGGCGCTCTGGCACTGCCATTTCCAAGGTTGCCTAAGGGTATAGACCTTATCGTTGCCGCAACGCGGACAGCGGACGCCATCAGGCCAGCGGCTATCGCGGATAAACACCTTGCAATCGTCTTCCGTCTTGAATCGGTCGCGTAGCTGACGGAGCGTCATGCTTGGCTGAGTCGTGAGTGGCTTACCTGCTTCTACTTTCTCGTCCATAATGATTGGAGATTAGCGCACCGAGGTTCTACTGTCAAGTGAGACATAATTCCCTGTTCACAAATGGGAGAAGCTGTATCGCGACTGGATGCGCTGCGCTACCTGCGGCGAGTTTATGCAGGAGGCTGCGCCAGCCGCCACCCCCGATCCATCGCCTAGCGGCTGGTATGGGGCATCGCAGAAGGATGTTGTCGAGGAGGAAACCCGTAAATGGTCCAGACCCTGGGACAAAAGTTAGCGCTAATCGGTCTGTTGATGCTGGGCGGCTGTAGCCACGTCACGCTCTCCTGTCCGCCAGATCGCATCGTAACCAGCACCATCAACGGACCTGACTATATCGGCGCGATAACGACCTTGGCGGGCGAGGTGGCGGCATTGTCGGCGGGTGGTGCGTTAATGGCCAAGGCTCCGGCTGCGGCACCATCGCCAACCAGCAATGGAACGATGACGATAGATACCTTGGCGTGGGGCGTCCAATCGTATAGTTGCGGATCGGTTGCGCCGGTTGCTGTTCCGCCACCGGCAGCCCTAAAAGCGCCAGTGCCAGACGATCCGCCTGCGGCGTACCATCCCAGCGCGCTACCGTTGGCGATTATTCACGGGTAGAACGACGGCGAATCGGTAGCCCTAATTGCTGGCCGCGCGCGAATGCAGCGCGGAAGCAGTCGACGACCCGCTGATAATCCGCCATGTCTTTCTTCCACCGTCGGTACTGTAGGGGATGATACCAACTAGGCTTTGTAGCAATGATCGAGAGGTGAACTTTCACCAGCTCTTTGAAGCCCAACTCGTTGAATCGGGATTTGATGTCCATCTGGTCTAATGTCAGGTCGTGGAATATAGGCACTGTGGCTGGTAGAAGATACCTCATGCGCGTTTCCTCTTTTTGACTCTATGTTCGACCATTTGGGGATAGGCGTGCGGCGCCGATCGTCGCCTTAGCGTAATCTTCACCCCGCTTCTAATCGCTTTTGCTATCCGCTCCGCTTCCTCGACCTTTAGAAAATCGCAGACCCAGCGCAGGCTAAAGATCTGCTCCGTGCTCAGGTCGGTCAGCCAGTCATATACCGACCGCTTGGTCTTCTTGTACTTTAGGTCGTTAATCGCAGTTTCCAGCACGGCAAAGACCATGCGCTTCTCACACTCAAAGTGGTGATTAGCCACTCCCGACATCTGCGATGGCAGCAGAATATCGTACTCAGCGCTCATCTCTGTACGGAAAACGGTGGTGTAAGCCCCAAGCTATTGAGGTTGAAGCTGGCCGGTGGGCCAACCAGCAATGTCCCATAATTCGCTTCTCCTCGCGGTGTCTCACAGCCCGTGATGCTGGGCTGGGTCGGGTCGCCATAGCCCTGCAACGAGTTCATTGTGAGCGAGGAATAAGGCGGCTGCGCATACCACACCACGTTGTTGTAGACGTATGGAGACCCCTCGGCATAATTTAGTTGCACAATGGGCTGGATGTTCTGCTCGCTGCCACCTTGATCATAGAGAGCCAAGTAGCCCTGCCCTGAGCAATCCGCGGTCGGGTAATAGAGTACCATATCGATGTTCTGCTGGGAGTATTGGCTGACGAAGCCGACGGGTGAGACCTCCAGCTCCATTGCCACGCCACCGATTATCTCAAGCACCACCTCATCATAGGGAGCATTGATCACTTCCAGCGGCCCCACCTCGTTGCCATTAGCGTCGATGACGCAATCGGTACAGTTGCTCTGGCTTGGTGCGGGAGTGGCCGTCGCAGTCGGGTCGGGTGTTGGCGTAGGAGCGACTGTGGCCGTTGCCGATGGGTCGCTCGAGGGGGCGGCGCTGGGCGCTGGCTGTGCCGGTGCCGAGTCGAGCGAGATGATTGGCACTAACTGCTCGCCCTTGTGACAGGCCTGGAGCTTGCCGTTCTTACTGAGCACGACGCGCGTTGCACCGCTGGTATTGTTGATGCACCAATTTGACGTGATGGATGGCGTAGGCTTGGGCGACGGCTGCGCGTAGGCAGCCAAGGCACATACCCCCAGAATCGATAGAGCGGTCGCGGCTATAAAGATGGTCAGTTTCATTTCTTTGCGTCCCGATTCACATCGAATGGAACAGCGACATCCCCGCTGCCAGCCATCCCATCGTTCTGCTCAACCATCGCCCACTTGCCGTTCTCGCATTGATAGACGTGTGTGCCGTTGGGACACCCCTCGGCTGTGCCCGCCAAACAATCGACGTAATTCTCCCCCGATTCGCACACTCCAGCAGGAGGCGCGCTAGAATTGCAGGCCCAGAGCCCAAGCGCGGCACAAGCAATAAACACAGGCGTCAGTTTCATGGCATCCTTCCCTTGTTGACGTGACGGCATCCTATAGCGCACCACAGAACATCTTGTCCAACGTAATCGTCAGCGCCCCGTACTCTCCGTCGTCCTCCAGCCGCCGCCGGTATACGTGTAGACGTTACCATTACTGATGGCGCTCACGGTCGATGAGGGATAGCTTGTCGCCGCTTCAGTTGATTTGCAGGTATCGTCTTCAACGATGGTGAGCTTATTCAGTTGAGCCGGAGTGCCGCAGCGCTTTTCAGCCTCAGCCATGTAGTCGCATGACGCCTTGGTGTTGCAGGCCATGTGCAGGCATCCGCCATCAGGGGTGTGACAGGCGAATGCACCTGAATACCCCAGCGTCGGTTGAAGGTCTTTATCGTGCGCCCACTGCTCCTGATAAGTCGGAGTGGTGCGTTTAAGGTTCTCTTGAGAGTAATAGGGCGTGCAGCTACTGATTGTGATGCCGGCGACAGCGACGGCAATACCAGCAAGAGCGCTGAGGGTGATAGTTGTGAGATATCTCTTTGTCATTTCCACTCCGTTTGTTCTGAACAGCTACAATTAGCGATCGCATCGCCCAGCGTCGTCTCGTTATGAACGATGATGAGTTGATCGTGCTGGACGCGCTCTAGGTTATCGTCGATCTGAAACTGCCAGACCAACGTCGTTACGAGCAGAAAGAGAATTAACACGGATAAGACCATTTGTGTGGTTCTCACGACGCCACCGCCTTCGTCCCAACCATTGGAAAGAGGCACGCTTGGCCCCATTCCTCCTGCCATCGGACCATCTCACGATGTTCGACTGCCGCCTCGCCATGTCGCGCAATGATCGATGCGAAGCCAGCGAGCATCCAGTCGTGAATCTTCAGGCGCAATTTCGGCCGGTTTAGATCGTCGCGCACGACGATACCGTCATCGTCGGTCTTAACCTCGACGTGCTCAAGTTCGTGGTCGAGCATGGCGATTTGCCGCGTCTCGGTCATGCGGTCCCATGAATAGCGGTCAATGGTCAGTTTCAGGTCGCGCAATCCGCGTGCTCGGTCCTGTAGCGATGTCACCTGAATCTTCGCCGCAGCATCGTGACCATGGAACTTGATGGCGGGAAGTTGAAGTCCGTCGCCGTCATATTTCTCGGCAAAGACCGCGTGGATGGTCACGGACTGATCGCTCAAGGATCTGTGATATTTGTGCATCACGTCATCGATTAGCTTGTAGATATTGGCGTCACATTCGTTATAGGTAATGCCCATTAGAGTGCTTCCTTCCGATTTTCCGCGAACATAATATCCTTGAACATTTCGTCGAAGTGCACGCGCTGCCACTCGATCTCTGCGGCCACTGCGGCGTCCCATGCGGCGGCCCCTGCGGCGGCCCCTGCGGCGGCCCCTGCGGCGGCCCCTGCGGCGGCCCATGCGGCGGCCCGTGCGGCGTCCCATGCGGCGGCCCATGCGGCGGCCCGTGCGGCGTCCCCTGCGGCGGCCCATGCGGCGTCCCCTACGGCGTCCCGTGCGGCGTCCCATGCGGCGGCCCCTGCGGCGGCCCGTGCGGCGTCCCATGCGGCGGCCCCTGCGGCGTCCGATATTTTGCCGCGAGCGAAGTCGCGCGCCGCTTCGATAGCTTTGCGCGGACGATGGTCATTGGGATGATCGCGCTCGAACAGGTATAAAACGTGTTCGGCGCAATCGGCAGCGAAGAGACGTAGATCG